TAGAAATGAGAATGAGGATATACAAAGAGAAAGGCGTACTTTTAACAATGGAGAAGGTTATTACCTATCTCATTGAAAACAAATTAAAGGAAGAATGCCATTCATAAGGAAGTCAACGCCTACTAAGATACATAAAGCTAAGTTACAACGTAAACCAACTGGTGAGCAAGGCAACTATAATAGTGCATGGGCTAAGATGTCGCGCTCTTATCGTCGTGCTAATCCTTTATGTGAGTGTTGTTTAATACGTGGTATCATGACTGATATAACTCCAGGCGATTATAAAGGCTGTGTTGACCACATGATACCCATTACTAGAGGAGGAAGTATGTACAACCTTAGCAACTTGTTAGCGTTGTGTAAAGAGTGCCATGATTATAAAAGTACAGAGGAAGGGAAAGGAATTCCACCTGTATCAATCTACATGGATAGCGACGGTAAGATGGCACCTCGCGACAAGACTGAGGTCATAGCATGGTTGAGCAAGGTCATAGCCGAGAGGGCACGAGAAAGGGCGAGGAAGGAAGGAAACGACGGGGGAGAGGTCGAAACACGTCGATTTTTGGATGATCGAGTAGTCCCATCACCACGCGTGTAAATTCAATTCCTATAAGGGGGTTCGCATTGAATCTCAAATCATTCACAAAACACACGAAAAATGCAAAGCAAAAGCAATAAGACAAAAGCCCTTCAGGGCACTTTGAATGTTTCCAGAATAAAAACATTTACACCGGGTGAAATTGGTGAACCGATGTTTAAACTTGATGCTGGCGAACAAAGGATTTATAACAGAATCCGTGAACATTTACACATTCACAAAGCAGGAAAGCAAGTTGATGAAATTTACCTTTCAATAGCAGCGCGTGCTATAGGTCATTTATTACATAATGCTGAAATATTGAGCAAAGACGGTGCAGTTATGATTCATCCAAACGGTGCAAGACAAGTAAGTGCTGAATGGACTGCATTTAAGCAAGGATTTGAACTATTTCTTGAATTAAGCAAGACTTTAGGGCTTGATCCAAAGTCAAGGTTAACTTTAGAATATTTTCAAGATGGAACTGGTGAAGAAGAGGATGAAATAGCAAAACTTTTAAAAATGAACTAATGAAACAAAATATATACGAAACATTGACCTTTATCATAGTAGTTAGCATTATGATAACGGCTTTGTCTGTACCATTCTATTATTTATGGAATTGGTTGTTTGTTAAATTCTTTTGGTTTGATTATATCGACTATTTAGAGGCAGTTGGATTTGTTAGCTTTCTATTTCTATTTCGATTTATTGCTATCGAAGTTAAAACACCTAAATGAAATTTATTGAGGATGTTGTTTCGGGGAAATTAATTTTAGGCAATTACGCAAGATTAGCCGTTCAAAGACATTTGAATGATTTGAAAAATAAAAAATGGGAATATGTTTATTCGGAAGCTCACGCCAACAGGGCTTTTGGTTTTATATCAGCCCTTAGGCATACTAAAGGCGAATATGCTGGGCAACGGTTTAACATACAACCGTTTCAAGAGTTTTTTATAAAAGTACTGTTTGGTTGGCAAAGAAAGGAAGGAGGTAGGCGATTTAGAAAAGCTTATCTTGAAATAGCAAGAAAGAACGGTAAAACAGAACTAGCGGCTGCCATTGCCGTATATTGTTTTTTATGTGATAACGAAACGGGAGCGGAGGTATATACGGCTGCAACTACGAGGGATCAGGCTAGAATTGCATTTGATACGGCAAAGGTATTTCTTAAATCACTAAAGACTGATTCACGCACTTTTAACAAGTTAGTTAATGTTTTAAAATATAATTGCAACGTACCGTCAACTAACTCAAAATTTGAAGCCGTATCTGCTGATGCTAATACCCTTGATGGCTTAAACCCACATTTTGCAGGCATAGATGAATATCATTCGCATAAAACAAGTGACGTTTTAGAGGTAATGGAAACGGGTATGGGTTCCAGAACACAGCCATTACTTTTAATTACCACTACCGCAGGTTTTAACCGAGAATCGCCTTGTTACCAATTCAGGAAGGTAATGGTTGATATTTTAGAAAAAAGAAAGGTGGATGAATCTGTTTTCCCTTTACTATTTTGCTTAGATGAAGGCGACGATTGGCAGGACAAAAAGAATTGGACGAAATCCAATCCTAATCTTGGCGTTACTCCTTACATAAGCTACATGGACGACCAATTTCAAAAGGCATTGAATGAAGGGGCAGCAAAGCAAATACAATTCATGACTAAAAATTTAAACGTTTGGACAACTACCTCCAGTGTTTGGATATCCAATAGTTATATTGAGGCTACAAGGTTAAAATTAGACGATGATGTACTTTATAATAAAAAGTGCTTCGCTGGTTTAGATTTAGCTTCCACGCGTGACATTGCAGCTTTAGTACTTTGTTTTCCCGTACAACAGGGAATTGAAAAACCACATATAAAATCCTATTTCTTTTGTCCGGAAGATAACGTGCGAGAAAGATCTCTTTCGGATGGCGTTAACTACATCCAATGGGCACAGGATGGAGATATAGTAATGACAGACGGTAATGTTACTGATTATGATTTTATAAAAGCCAAAGTCATTGAATTAACCGCAAAGTATAAAATCGAGTGCATAGCTTTTGATCGATGGAATGCAAGCCAACTTGTTATTCAACTTACAAATGATGGTGCAACCATGAAGCCATTTGGACAGGGATTTATTTCAATGTCAGCGCCAACCAAAGAAGTGGAAAAGATGTTTTTATCTTCAGAAATTACACATGATGGAAACCCAGTCATGGAATGGATGATGTCAAATGTTATGCTTAGATTTGATCCTGCTGGAAATATAAAAATAGATAAAGCGAAGTCTACAGAAAAAGTGGATGGTCCTGTAGCTATGATAATGGCATACGCTCAAATAATGGTAGAAGATAAACCAACTATTTACACCTCTGGTGAACGCCAACAAGGCTTATTAATGTTATAGAAATGTACCTAATTGACAAAATAAAAATATCAATTATGGAAAAGTTAATGACAAAACAGGATTATGCCAAACAAGTCAGGCAAATTAATTCAACCGATGGATATTTCAATAGGTTTTATGAATTATCCGGAGAATGTCGTACGCATCAAGAAGCATGGATAAAATTAGAAGAAGAGAGGGATACCTTTGGGCTAGATGAAAAATATAAAACCTATGAGAGTTTCAGAAAAGCAAAAAGCAATTACATGACCATTCGCTTTGTTTAATCTGTTACTTAAAGTACATAACTTCATACTAATCTGGTTTATATTTGCCGCATGGGAATACTTAATACCATGCGGTCTTTTTTTTCTAACAAGCGAGGTTCGTTAGAAAATCCATCTACACCTATAAACGGAGACACTTTAGGTGCATTATTTCAGCGTGGTAGTGCTGCTGGTGTTGCGGTAGATGAATACGCAATTATAGGGCTTCCTGCTTTTTATAGAGCTACACAAATACTCGGAGGTGTTATTGCCTCTATTCCTTTTGATATAATTGAGAAACAAGATAATGGAGGAATAAGAATTGCAAAGGATCATCCTAATTACAAAGTTGTATCAAGGGAACCTTCGGAGTTATACACCTCGCACACGTTTTACAAAACAATGGTGCTACATTATTTGGCGCATGGTGCATTTTATGCGGCTATTAATAGAAATAGCATAACTACAAGAATCAATAGTCTTACAATTTTGAATCCTACCAAAATGGAGATAGGATACAATAGCAGGAATGAACTTGTTTTTAAGAATAAAGAAAATAATAAAACATACAGAGGGGAGAATATTATCTATATTCCCAATCTTGCATGGGATGGCGTTAAGGCGTTGTTAGTGCCAGACGTTCACCGTGACAATTTTGGGCTAGCATTAGCAAACAGAAATTACGGTGCCAACTTCTACAAAAATGGTGCGCACCTTAACGGAGTTTTAAAGCATCCTGGGAGATTAACAAACGAAGCATACGACAGACTAAAAAGTAGCTTTAATCGTGCTTTTGGTGGAAGTCAAAACGCTGGAGGTACTGCTATTTTAGAGGAAGGAATGGATTTCCAAAAGGTAGGTTTAAATCCTACCGATGCTGCATTTAACGAAACTAAGAAAGCTACTATTTCAGATATAGCAAGGATTACGGGTGTTCCTGGTGTTCTTTTAGAAGATATGGATAAAGCAACATTTGGCAATATGGAACAGTTAAGCCAAATGTTTGTAAATTATACTATCATGCCTCTTTGTGAAACGATAGAGGCAGAATTTAATAAGAAGATATTTTTTGAAGTTGAAAAGGATAAATTTAGTACTCGATTTAATTTAGATGGCTTACTTCGTGGTGACGTTGCAGCGAGATCTTCTTATTATACTACTATGCGTAATGTACTGGCGATGTCACCTAATGAAATAAGAATTAAGGAGAATATGAATCCTTATCCTGGTGGAGATTCTTATGAGTTACCTTTAGCTTCTAATATTAAAATAGAATCATCTACCGAAGGAATAGCACACGAGAAAGGTGAAAGTAGTATAGATATTGAGGATGATAGCGAAGAAGAAATGAATGGTGAAGAAAATTCTAATGATTGATTTATGCCATACAGTAATTACCCTCAATCGGCAACTAATGCAGCAAAGAAGGCATTAAAGCATAAAGAAGAGAATGGTTCTAAGTGTGGTACTTCTGTAGGTTGGACACGAGCAAGGCAATTATCAAATAAAGAGGCGTTAAGTGAGGATGAGGTAATAAGAACATATAGCTTTTTAAGTCGTGCTAAAGTGTATGACCAGGGCAAATATTTTGATGAAGACGATAACGAAATATGTGGTTCAATAATGTATGATGCTTGGGGTGGTTCAACGATGCTACCCTGGGCAGAAAAGACTGCTAATAAAATAATGGACGAAAGGTCAAAAGATGAAACAATGGAAAAGAGAAGTATAAATTACGAGTTTCGCGCTATGCCAGAATCTCGCACGATTGTAGGAACTGCTACGGTGTTTAATTCTGCTTATGACATGGGATGGTATGATGAAGAAATGAGTGCTGACGTATTTAAAAATTCTGATTTTTCCGACGTTGTAGCATTATTTAACCATGATGCTAACATGGTTTTAGCCAGAACCAAATCAGGTACTTTAAAATTAAACCTAACTGGAAATGCTTTAGAATATTCTTTTGAAGCACCAAATACAACTTTAGGTAATGACCTTTTGGAAATGGTTAAACGTGGCGATGTGTACCAATCTTCATTTGCTTTTAGTGTTGAGGCAGAAGACTGGCAAGAAAGGGAAGGGATGAAGCCTAAAAGAGTCATTAGAGGCATTAAAAAAGTATATGATGTTTCACCTGTAACATATCCGGCTAATCCTGATACTATGGTAGCCAAAAGAAGCTACGAGGAAACGACAGGAAAGATTGATGAAGAATTACAAAAAGTGATTGATATATCTGTTAAGTCAGAAATTAATATACAAAACGAGTTACGCAGGAACGCCCTGCATTTATTAAATTTAAAAACAAAATAATGAACTCTAAGCTATTGAGAGAAAAGCGGGCTTCCGACTATGCGATAATGGAAGACTTGCAAAAGAGAGCATCAGCCGAAGGACGTCTAATGAATGCCGAAGAATTGGCACAATGGGACGCTGCAGATGCAAACTTTAAAAACTATACAGAACAGATTTCAAGACTTGAAAGATGGAACGAACTTAACACCGAGGAAAGAGGCGTTAAGAACATTGAGGACACTATAGCTGCATTGCCTACTGATAAAAGAGAGATTATAAAGTCTCCAGAATATCAAGTAGCATTTATGAAAGCTATTGCCAAAAGAGAATTAAGTAGCAAAGACCAAACTTTGCTAAAAGAAATGAGAGGAACGGCAACGATCACTACTTCCGAAAGTGGCTTGGCAGGCGGTTTTGTAATTCCTTACCAATTCTCTTACGAGCTAGAAAAAACAATGGCTTACTATGGCCCAATGTTGCAAGTATCTCGTATTATTTCAACTCCACAGGCAGGTACTTTGTACTACCCAAAAGTAAATGATACTGGCACAACTGGATCATGGCATACCGAAGGTGGAGCGGTTACTGTTCAGGACATGACTTTTACACGCGAAACTTTTGCTGCGCACGTTATTAACACATTGGTAAAGGTATCTGTTGAATGGGCAAATGACGAGTTTGGTCTATTGAATACAGAATTACCAATTATGTTAGGTGAGCGTTTAGGTAGGGGCTTAAATACAGCATTTACTACAGGCGATGGTTCTGGAAAGCCTACAGGTTTTGCAGCTAATACTACTCAGGGTGCTGTATCTGCAAGCCAAACGGCTTTTACTGCATCTAACTTAGTTGACCTTATTCATTCAGTCGATGTAAACTACAGAAATAGTCCATCTGCTGCATTCATGATGAACGACACTATTTTAAGTGCGGTTAGAAAACTAAACTTAGATAACAGTAATACAACCTTATTCCAACCATCATTAAGAGACGGTATTCCTGATAGATTGTTGGGTTACAATTTCTTCATAAACAATGATCTTCCTGCAACTCAGGCAACTGCTGCAAAAATCATTTACTTTGGTGATTGGTCTAAATATATCATTCGTCAAGTGTCTAATAATGTCTTAGTGCCATTACGCGAGCGTTTCATGGACGAAATGGAACTAGGCTTTTTACTTTATGCGAGATATGACGGTAAGTTATTACAAGCTGCTGCTATTAAGCACCTTGCTAATAAGTTGACCTAGTAAATAAAAAATGGGATGGGTAGAAATACTCATCCCTTCTTTAAAAAATATACAATGGCTTGGAAAGTAACCACACAACCTGCAACTGAAATCTTCACCTTACAAGAAGTAAAGGATTATCTAAAAGTTGACGATTCAACTGAGGATACTTTGATAACTACTTTATTGCAAAGTGCCAGACAAGCAGCAGAAAGGTATTTAAACCAAGCCCTCATAACACAAACTATAACAGAGAAATTAGATTATTTAAGATTAAGCACTATTTATTTAAGTGTATCGCCTGTTATTTCTGTTACTTCGTTTCAGTATGCAGATAGCCAAAATACATTACAAACATTTAGCGCAAATAATTACATTGTAGATACCTTTGAAAAGCCTGCAAGGCTATCATTAGCTTACGGCAAAACATGGCCCACGTTATACGGTAATATAAATGATGTTACTATAACTTATACGGCTGGTTATGGTTCAGAACCAAGTTCTGTTCCTGCCCAAATCAAACAAGCTATTTTATTGATGCTTACCGATGCGTATGATAATAGACAGGATTATGTCAAGAAATTACCTACGGCATCCGAATATTTATTAGATCAATATAGAGTACAAATTTTGTAATGAAGTACAATAAAAACGAAGTTACTGGCAAAATGAGGGATAGGATAATCCTTCAAAACGTTACGCGAGTAAGGTCGTTAACTGGTTTTGCTTCCGAAAGTTGGGCAGATATTGCAACTATTTGGGCATTTGCAGAAAGCAAGTTACCCGGATCAAACGAGACTATTATAGATGGTAAAAACACGGCTAAAAATGTATGTGATTTTACTATTCGTTATATATCTTCAATCACCGAGGAATCTCGTGTAGTTTGGGGAGACAAATTATATCAAGTAAAAAATTTAAAGGTTAGTCACGATAGGCGTTTTATTTCATTTACGGGAGTGTTTTATGATTCATATATCCTTACGGGTGTTAATGTTGCAGCTTCGGTTAATGGTATCGCCACAACGTCGGCAAATCTTAAATTAATAATGTCTGTAATTGGACAGGCCAATGCTATTGCGTCATCTATTGCCGACCTTACAGTTTTCCAACAAGGTACTGTTGACGTTGCGGCTTCGGTTAATGCTTTAGGTACATCTACGGCAAATCTTACAAAGGTTATAAATATTAATGGTTCGGTTGATGCTAATGCAAATATCAGCGCACCTTTAACTATTTCAAAAAATATACAATCAAGTGTTGATGCTACGGCAACAAGTACAGGCGATGTTCAACTTGGTAAATTACTTTCTGCTTCGGTAAACGCCAATGCAACGGCAACAAGTATTTTGGATGTCGTTACTCAGGGTGTAGTATTGGTTGATGCTTCTGTAACTGCAACGGGTACTAGTACGGCAAATCTTACAAGAATAGTAACATTAGAAAGTAGTTCAACAACTGCAGCCGAAACAAGTGCAACGGCTATTCTTACAAAAGTTTTAGAGGCAAGCGCAACGGCTACAGCTGAAACTAACGCAGCCGCACAAATTACTATACCTGTTAACGCTTCGGCAACGGCAACGGCTCAAACATCTGCAACGGCTCAACTAAGCTACACAGTCAATGCCTCTGCCGATGCTACGGCTTTAACAAGTGCGGATGCTAAAATAGTAAGAATAATTTCTGCAAGTGCTACGGCAATGGCTGAAAGTTCTGCCGAGGCTTCATTTGGTGTAACGTTTGTAGCAAGTGTTAATGGCACGGCAACGGTTTCGAATGCAACTATAGCAAGAACGGCAACATTGGCGGCAAGTGTAACGGGAGCGGCAACGGTGACAAGTGCGACATTGGATGCGGCTGCTGCAACTGTAACAGTTGATTATCTTGTTATAGCTGGTGGTGGTGGTGGAGGTGGTGAAATTGGTGCTGGTGGTGGTGCAGGTGGATATAGGTCCTCTTATGCTACTACTGGTGGTGGTGGAAGTGCTGAAAGTTCTTTAACTTTAAATAAGGGTACATCATATACAGTTACTGTTGGTGCTGGAGGTAATGGAGGCCCTGCTGCATCTGTTAATCCAAAAGGAAATGTTGGTTCAAATAGTGTACTAAGCACAATTACTGCAAATGGCGGTGGATTTGGCGGCGCACAAGAAGGAGCAGCTAATAGAAGTGGTGGAAGTGGAGGTTCTGGCGGTGGTGCAGCAAGTGATGGTACTGCTGGCGCAAGAACAAGTAGCCCAGTAC